GATAATAAAAATTTTAATGATGGAAAAAATTTGCAACAAGGATACAATGAACAATTTCAGTTAAAAATGAAATCACAAGAACTTATGAGTAAGCGTTGGAGAATTTCTGGAGTAAGATCAAGTGACGGAAGACAAGTATTTATTGAGTTTGATAAAATTGATCAGCCAGATACAATATTTGAAGTAATTGCATCACACGCTGTCCTAGACCCGTTTGGAAAAATATCTTATTATGAAACAGTTTTGCAAAGGGTAAGCGTACAGGATAATGATAAAACTATCAGTAACTAAAACAAGTATGGACAAGCTTGAGTCTGAAATTGCTTTAAAGGTAAAAGCAATAAATAAAATGACTCATCCAGATTTTTTACAAGAAATATCAAAAGCAGTATTTGTCATATTAGGTGAACGATTTATGTTGGCAACAGATAGATTTTCTGCAACAAACCCAAAAGCAATGCATCACATATATGAATGGGGCAAGGTCGGAAAACCAAAAGCCAGATTGTTTGTTTTAAATAGAATTGCTTTAACAAACGGATCTTTTGCAACACAGGTAAATTTTATTAAATCAAAAACAAGAGTGCCAATTAAAGCAGAATTAGCTGTAAGGGGAAACACTGGAAAAAGAGTAAGCAGAAGATATGTTTTTGCAGATAAAGCAAAAATTATGGAAGATGGTACAGAGATAAATTATATTACAAAGCGTGTTCAAGTTTTTTCAGATGGGTTTGAACCAAAGTTTATAGCCCCAGGAACACGTATAAATATAAAAAATCCTGGTGGAAGGTTTGTTAAAAATTCTTTAAATACTTTTATGCAGGCCTGGTATTCAAAGAATGCTCAACCAATTATGAATTCATCTGGGTTATATGAGAAAATAGCACAAGAGACAGCAAAAGTTTTAAATAAAAATAATGCTGGCCCAGCAGATATGATGAGAATAACATCTCAAGTTGTAAATGCTATAGTTGCAGGACGGGAAGTGATTGTATGACAAATTATAATTATGTAGCATCCTATGATGTACGTAAAGCTCTTTTAAATGAATTACAGAGCAAAGGAATAATCGACTTAAATGATTATATAGCAGATGGCTTCTATGATCCTTTAGAGCCCGTTATACCCGCACAGCAGGTACCTGAGTTTAATAACTTGCTTCCAGGTAAAACCTATATAATATATGATGTTCTTCAAAATAGTATGGGTACCCAATGGTGGCTAAATGAAGAAACTATTACATTTGACGTTGTATCAAGAAGTCAATCAGAAATTCAAACAATTATTAATATAGCAGCTGACCTGTTTAGAAGATATGATTTATCAGCAAGAGATATAAAAGCTGACCTGGTTGAGTCTAGTCCTTTTGAATACCATTATTTTAGGGTTGATTCAGCAGATCCAGTTCAACCATTTGCAAATGAGGGCGGGTTTATGAATGGCCTTATCTCTATAACTTATTCATATACCCGTGAAGTAGACTACCTAACAGGTAGATATAAGTAAACTTTGACTTATTAGACATTCCTGCTATGATTTTCCTTGAGGAAGTAAATTGCCCTATCTTTTAGATTTTTAATCTAAATTAAATAAGGTGGTGAAATAAAAATATGGCTACAAGTACAAAAAATATTATCGTTGGTGCAGCAGATATCTTCGTTAGCGTCGTTAATGGAGACACACGCCCAGCAACAACTAATACAGTTTTAGCAAATCTTCTACCAGCAGGTTCTTCTGCTCGTCAAGGACTTTTGCAAAGCTCAGACTATCGTGAAGTAGGTTACACATCTACAGGTTTTGAAGTTTCTTATGAGCCTTCATATGGTGAAGTTCAAGTTGATCAACTTCTTGATGCAGCTCGTTTGTTCAAGCAAACACTTAAGGTTACACTTAAGACAGAACTTACAGAAGCAACGCTAGAAAACTTGACACTTTCATGGGGTCAAATGGATTCTTACTATGTAAATCAGACAGGTTCTACAATTACTGCAGTTCCTACATATAGTGCTGTAAAGATTCAGTCTTCTGATTCTGCAGCAGGAGTTCTAAACATGGCAGCAGGTGCCCTAGGAGATGCTCCAACAGAGCGTACTCTTATTGCAGTTGGAAATACTGCAGCATATACAGATGGTTCAAAGTTTGGTTCTGCAACAAGTGCACAAACAGGCCGTCAAAAAGAGCGTGTTTATGTAGCACGTCGTGTTGTATCTGTTGATACAACAATGCATGCACTCAAGCGTGATTCAGCAACAGTATTCCCAGTGAGCTTCCGTTGCCTTCCAGATGATCGCAGCGCATCATACGCAGGTTCTGAATACGGTGTCGTTATTGACCGTGTATTCGGTGCTCTCTAAAAAAAATAAATAACAACTTAATAGAATTCAAGCCCCGTCAATTTTGACGGGGCCTCTGAATTTGTATTGCCCAGTAATATTGGTATAATTTAACTAACAATCAAAGGAGCTTTAAATTGGCAACAGCAGTATATGATATAGTAGAAATTGAATTAGGTGATGGCTCAACATTAACATTGAAACCACTACCAATTAAAAAGCTAAGAGCTTTTATGGATCTTATCAAGGAAATTGACCTTGAAGAAAACGCATCAGATGAAGATGCAACAATGGATGTATTTATTAAAGCTGCGATGCTTTGCATCAATGCACTTAGCCCAGATTCTGCAATAGGCAAAGATAAAGATAAGTTTGAAGATATTGTAGAAATTCCTACAATGATGAAGATTCTTGAAATTGCAGGCGGACTGAAGTTGTCAGACCCAAACCTTCTGGGAGCGGCTCTAGTTGGGACGAACTAGATCTAAGCTCCTTGGAGTCCGAAGCATTTCTGACTGGTCATTGGAAAAACTTTGACGAGTTGGAAAGTAATTTATCTATAGAAGAACTCAACGCTGTAGTTGATGCAATTCGAAAGAAAGATTACGAAGAAAAAAAATTTCTTGCTGCGTTACAGGGTGTAGATCTTGAAGAACAAAGCAGGGGACCTGAAGATGTTTCAGAGCTTAAGAATTCTAGGTTATCTAAAGAAGAAGGCTTCGGAGTAGGTGAAGGACTTGGATTCTTAGAACTTTAAGGGGGTGGTTGTAAAAATTGGCACGTATAGAACTTAATATAGTTGCGCTGGGTGACTTTAAATCCGTAGATACGCAGATAAAAAATTTAAGGGCGCAAGTTGAGCTTTTAAATAAAAGTCTAACGGGCACAGGGTTAAGCACAAATCTTACAAGGCAGCTTAATGAAGCTAATTCAGCATTTAAAGCATCCATGCTCTCTACTGGTCAGTTTACAGAAACTACAGTAAAGCTTAAAACAGAAACTGAAAAATTTGGACATGCACTTGTATCAGGAAAGCTAAAGCTAAGCGAATATTTTAGTGTAATTAGAGGACAATCTTCTGCAGCGGCAGCAAGTATGAGAGCCCTAGCAATAGAGCAAACAAAACTGCAAAACTCTATTGTAACAGCAGATCCAACAAAAAAAGGTGTATTCTCTGTCTATACCCCAACAAATATTGATGCAGTAGCAAACAAAACAAAAATTGCAACTAATTATCAAAACTTATTTAATATAGCAGTAGATAAAGGAAGCCAATCACTTATTAATTGGGGTAAAAATACACAATGGGCTGGTCGTCAATTAACAGTTGGACTTACAGTTCCAATGGCAATGTTTGGTTCAACTGCTATGAAAACTTTTCAACAAGTAAATGATGAGTTAGTTAAATTACAAAAAGTTTATGGTACTGGAGTCACTCAGCCAACAAAGCAGGCGTTAGATCAAATTAAAAGCCAGGTTGTTGCTCTTTCAAGAGAGTTGGCATCATCTATGGGCGTGGCTGCATCAGATACAGCTGCCATGGCAGCAGGTTTAGCAGCAACTGGTAAAACTGGTAATGATCTTATTGCAGCTACAAGAGAGTCAATGAGACTTGCAAAACTTGGAGAACTTGATCAGCAGTCAGCAATGCAAGCAACAGTTTCTTTACAAAATGTTTATAAGTTAAGCACACAAGATTTAACAAAATCTATTGATTTTCTTAACGCAGTAGAAAACCAAACATCGACAAGCCTACAAGATTTAGTAGATGGAATTCCAAGAGTTGGACCTATTGTTCAACAATTAGGCGGATCTTTTAAAGATACTGCCGTTATGATGGTTGCAATGAAAGAAGCTGGTGTTCCAGCGGCTCAATCAGCAAATGCAATAAAATCAGCGCTAGCATCACTTATAAACCCATCAAAAGCTGCAAGCGAAGCGTTTGCAGCATATAACATTAATCTAGAAAGCATAGCAACAAAAACTGGTGGAAAACCAGTTGAGATGTTTATGATGTTACAACAGTCTATGCAGGGCCTAGACTCACTTGCTAAAGCACAATTAATTGAAAAACTATTTGGCAAATATCAACAAGCAAGAATTCAAGCACTTATCACAAATCTTGGAGCCGTAAATAGTCAAACAAGAACTGCTTTTGATTTAGTAAATGCATCAGCTCCTCAACTTGCAGCACTTGCAGCATCTGAAATGAAAGTGGCAACAGAATCTACAACAGGTAAATTTAGAAGAGCAGTAGAAACAATTAAAGCAGACATAATACCACTTGGTGAAAAAATTATGGAAGTTGCTACAGTGTTGTTAAAATTTGGAGATTCAATAGCAAAAGCATTTGGCTCTTTACCAGGCCCAGTAAAGGGAGTACTTGGAATTTTGGCGGGAGCAGCAACACTTGTTGGTCCAATAATTATGTTAGTTGGTCTTATGGGTAACTTTGCTGGCTATAT